ACGAGATCACCACATGGGACGAAGGCGTGTTCCAGATGCTGAAAAGCCGCCTTTCTTGCCCCCACTCCCATTTTGACGGCACCTGCAACCCGGAAAGCCCCACTCACTGGTTCAAGAAGTTTCTGGACAGTGACGCTGACATCTACTGTCAGGCGTATACCATCGACGATAACCCTACACTTCCGGCCCAGTTCGTGGCCGATCTGAAAAAAGAATACACCGGCACGGTCTACTATAACCGCTTTATCTTGGGGCAGTGGATGGCCGCCAACGGCGTGATCTACCGCCTGCTGGCCGACAGCCTTGCCGCCGGAGATGGGCGTTTTTTCTGGCCTGTGGACAAGCCGCTGCACCCGTGGCGGGTGCGCATCGGGGTGGACTTTGGCGGCAACGGCTCCAAACACGCCTTTGTGGCAACGGCCATCCTACCGGGCTGGTCCGGCGTGGTAGGGCTGGCATCCCAGCGCATCGACCCTGTGGCGCAGGATGCCGACTTTCTGGCCGACCGGCTGCTGGAGTTCTGCATGGCTGTCTTTGCCCGCTGGGGCGAGATCCAGTACATCTTCTGCGATTCCGCGGAGCAGACGCTGATCAATCACATCCGGGCAAGGCTCCGGCGCTGCAAACTGAGTTGGCTGGCCGACCGGGTGGAGAACAGTGCCAAGATCCGCATCAATGACCGCATCCGCCTGACCTGCATCCTGATGGGCGGCGGGCGGTTCTGGCTGCTGCCCGAGGCTTCCACCCTCCGGGATGCCCTTGCCACGGCCCTGTACAGCGGCAAGCACCCCGGCGTGGACGAGCGGCTGGATGACGGCAGCACCGATATCGACACATTGGACGCTTACGAGTACACTATCGAGCGCGATTTCAAGAGGTTGACCAACACATGAACATCACCGCATTTCTGAACTACCTGAACAAGACGCGCGGGTGGGCCATCGATGCCGACTACTACGGCTACATCGAGACCTGGCGGCAGTGGTGGCAGGGCAGCGTGCCCAAGGTGCACACCCGTGCCGCTGAATACGCAAACGGCACAAAGAAGCGCCCTATTGCCTCCCTGCGGATGCCGAAACGGGTCTGCGAGGACTGGGCAAATCTCCTACTGAACGACCGCACCACCTTCCAGATCAAGGACGCTGCCACCGCGTCCTATCTGCTGGGTGACGATGAGCAGCAGGTGGGCGGCCTGCTCCGGGAGCTGCACTTCTGGCGCAATGCCAACGCTCTGGTGGAACAGGCCTACTGGTCCGGCACCGGTGCCTTTGTGCTGAGTGCCGAAAACCTGACTGTCGTGAACGGAAAAGCTGTCCCCGGCCCGGATACCCGCCTGAAGCTGGACTATGACCCGGCTTCCTGCATCCTACCCTTGCGAGTGGAACGGGGCATCGTGACCGAAGCAGCCTTTGTCTCCGAGTGCATGATGGAGGGTAAGCCCGCGGTCTATCTGCAGACCCACACCGGCAACGAGACCCGGCGCACCATCCGCAACGAGTGGTTCCGGGTAACGGATGGAGTTTCGGGCGCTCCGGTGTTTGAAGCGCTGCAGGCCCCGCCGGGTACGGCAGAAAGCATCACGGTGGAGGGTTCCCCGCCCTGGTTTGCCCTGTTCAGCCCGGCAGCAGTCAAGAACCTTGACGGCGGCACAGGGCTGGGCATGAGCGTCTTTGCCGAAGCGTTGGCCGAGGCCCAGGGCATCGACCTTGCCTTTGACAACTACCGGGAGGATATCCGGCTGGGCCACAAGAAGATCTTCTACTCTGCGGACATCTGCCGCAAGGTGGTGGATCAGGAGGGCGTGGAGCATTCTATTCCACCCGATGACGATGTGCAGAGCCAGTTCGTCACCCTGCCCCAAAAGGAAGGGAGCCTCGACCAGTCCAGCGAATACCACGAATACAACCCCGACCTGCGGGTGGATTCGAACCACAAGGCTGTGCAGGATATGCTGAACCTGTTCAGCTTCAAGTGCGGTCTGGGCTGCCACCGGTACAACTTCGAGCTGGGCAACGTGACCACAGCCACCGAGTACAACGGCAGCCGTCAGGATCTGGTGGCCAGCGCCAATAAGAACCAGATTCCCATCGAGGGGGCGCTGGTGGGCATCGTGCGGGCCATCCTGTGGGCGGCAAAGAACCTGCAAGGGGCAGCGGTGAACCCCGACACCCCCATCTCTGTGGACTGGGACGACAGCTACATCACCGATGCCGAGACCCGGATGAGCCAGATGCGGGACGATGCCCTGAGCGGCCTTTTGCCCCGGTACAAGTATCTGTCTGCCCGGTACGGGGTCAGTGAAGAGGATGCCCGCAAGCTGGCACAGGAAGCCGCTGACGAAAACAAGCAGCCTGAGCTGAGCTTCGGGGGTGCCTGATGCTGGCCCCGGACTATCTCGACCACGCACCCGACCGGCTGGTGTTGCTCTGGCAGCAGGTCGAGGACGATATCCTGCGGGACGTGGCCCGGCGCATCTCCAAAATGGAAGCCCTGACCCCCACGGCCAACTGGCAGCTGTGGCGGTATGAGCAGACCGAAGCCCTCCGGCAGGACGTGGTGAAGAAGCTGGCCCGGTACACCGGCAAGAGCGAAGCCGAGATCCGGCGGCTCATGCAAGAAGCGGCCACCCGAGCCATGGAGGCTGAGGACGAGATCTACTATCACTACGGCAAGGAACCCACGCCCTTTGCCGACAATGCCACCCTGCAGGCTCTGCTCAACGCTGGCTACCAGCAGACGGCGGGAACCTTCCACAACTTAACTGCCACCACGGCCAACACCGTCAGCGGCCAGTTTGAAGCCGCTCTTGACCGCGCCCATCTCAAGGTGAGCAGCGGTGCGTTCGACTACAAGAGCGCCGTCAAGAGAGCGGTGGACAGTCTGGCCGACACCATGAAGTACGTCACCTACCCCACCGGCCACACCGACACGCTGGAAGTTGCCGCCCGCCGGGCGGTGCTCACCGGGGTCAACCAGACCGGTGCAAAGCTGCAGGTGGCCCGGGCCGATGAGATGGGGGTTGAGTTCTTCGAGACCACGGCCCACGGCGGGGCCCGCCCTTCCCACGCTGAGTGGCAGGGCAGGCAGTTCCACCGGGGCGGCGCTGTGGACTACATGGGCAAGCATTACCCGGACTTCGAGTCCGCCACCGGCTACGGCACCGGCGCAGGGCTTTGCGGCTGGAACTGCCGTCATACCTTCTTTGCCATCTTCCCTGAGCTGGGTGCACCGCCTGCGTGGACGCAGGAGAGCTTGGAAGCCCTCAACGCCCGGGACATCGAGTACAACGGCGGCAGATACACCCGGTACGAGATCAGCCAGATGCAGCGGGCCCGGGAACGCACCGTGCGCAAGTACAAACGCCGGTATCTGGCTGAGGATGCCGCCGGGGCCGACACCACCGCCAGCGCGGTAAAGCTCCGGCAGGCCCGTCAGGAGCTGGCCGAGTTTATCACCGCCACCGGCAGCAGGGCCGACAGCGCCCGCATCAGCGTTGCCGGGTTTGGCAGGAGCGAAGCCGGGAAGGCAACGTGGGCGGCGAAGAAGGCAGAGCCACGCGGCATTCTTCAAAAACTCAATTTTTCTGATAGTGTTTCACAGTCTGAGCGTGAAGGCATTGAAAAAGAGCTTTCCGTCATTCCTCAATGGCAGCGCGATAAGGCTGAAAGCATCATCAACAAGGTCGTAATGACAGAGAAAGATGCCGCTGGAAGCGGCTATTATTATCCAGACAAAACGCTTTATCTTCACCCTGAGCGCAAAAGCGGTGATGTTATTCACGAGTATGGCCACGCATTGGAGATTTCCCTCGACCTGCGGCACAACTCCAAATACATCAGCATCCGAAAATCCGGGATTGATGTTGAAGATTTTTCTAAAATCGTGTATGATGATAGTACCTATACACAAGCGATTTATCTTCTTCAGAACAGCAAATTCATTTCTGAGTATCAGGGACGGCTATATGAATCTCCCACGGATGGAATTTTTAAAGCCGGAACGATGCAGATCAATGAAGATATGCTGAAGGAATATTTCAGTGAAGGGTATCGCGCTTTTTATCAGGAGCCCTCTGCCCTGAAAGAGAAAGACCCGCAGCTCTATCATTTTATCGAGGGATTGAAAGATGACAAAAAGTGAAGTGCTTCTGCTTGATGAACCCTCTGCAATCTGGAACGAAATGCAAAAGAATCCGGCATTGCGAACAGATGGAGATGTCTGGCTGCACATGACCCGCCTGTCAGCCAAGCAAGACCGACAGTGGTCTCGGGAAGCGTATGGCGACCCGGAAGCGTATCTGTATATGGACTTAAACAAAAAGAAGTGAGGTGTCATCATGGAAGATTTTCGTGTCATCTACCGCATTTTGAAGCATTTGCAGCAAAGCATGGACTTTGAGGAGTTCGATTGCGCTGGTTTTACTGCCGAGCGTTTCGGTACGAATCCAAACCGGTTTCAGGCACTTTTGATTCAGCTGCAGAAATCAGGTTACATTGATGGCCTGAACATCGTTCGCTACATTCGACAGCCGGAGCGCATCGAGCCACCCATGGAACCGCATATCACCTTGCAGGGGCTTGAATATCTTCAGGAAAACAGTCTGATGAAAAAGGCCGCCGCATTTGCAAAGGGTGTTAAGGAAATCGTCCCCGGCATCTGACAACCAAATACCGCAAGCGTCTTTGCTCGTTTGAGCAGGGGCGCTTTTTTCATACCGTTTTAGCTCAGATGGAAGAGCGCCGGTCTCCAAAACCGGATGCCGCAGGTTCGATTCCTGCATGCGGTGCCATCGCAGAGGGCAGTGCGTACCCTGCCCACAACCGAACACGGACGGAGAACCGTGTCACCAAACCGTGGTTTCACCAACAGAAAGGAGTTTTTCCACCATGAAGCGTGAAGACGTGAAGAACAAGATCCCCGGCATTACCGAGGAGCAGCTGAACTGGATCATGGCCGAGAACGGCAACGATGTCAACCGGGAAAAGACTGCCGCCGAGCAGTACAAGACCCAGCTGGAAAAAACCCAGGCTCAGCTCAAGACCGCCCAGGACGGCCTTGCCGCCTTTGACGGCAAGAAGAAGCCCGAGGAATACGAGGCAGACATTGCCAAACTCAAGGGCGATATACAGGCACAGGCTGATGGCTTTGCCTTTGACAATGCCCTGAACACCGCCATTCTGGGAGCCAAGGGCCGCAGCGTCAAGGCGGTCCGGGCACTGCTGGATCTGGATGCCCTCAAGGGCTCCAAGGACCGTTCCACCGATATCTCCAAGGCTCTGGAAGAAGCCGCCAAGGCGAACCCCTGGGCCTTTGGCGAGGCGGCAGAAGGCGGCGCTGGTTCCGTTCACGTTTCCAGCGGCAAAGAGCACGGCACCCCGCCCGCCGGGGACGTTGATCCCGTGACCGCTGCCTTCAAGGCGATGAACCCCGATATCAACATCGAATGAGAGAAAGGATATTCTTATGGCACATGAAGCACAGGTCCGCTATTCCAATCTGGTCGACCTCAAGCTGCGCAAGACGCTGGTGAAGAAAGTCGGCGTGATCTGCAACAACCGCTACGAGGGCAGCCCCAAGGCAGGTTCCGTCAAGGTTCCCGTCCGTGACACCGAGGTGGTGGTGAACGACTACGACAAGGCCAAGGGTGCAAAGCAGACCAGCGGTGACACCACCTACCTCACCGTCAACATCGACCACGACAAAGCCGTGAATGAGATCATCGATGGTTTCGATGCAGAGAGCGTTCCCGGCAATCTGGTTGCTGACCGCCTGGACAGCGCCGGTTACTCTCTGGGCCTGCAGATGGATTCTGACGGCTCCGTGGAGCTGACCACTGCAGGCACTGCCTTCGGCAATACCACCGCCCTGACCGAAAAGACCATCTACGCCAACATCGTGGATGCACGCACTCAGCAGTCCTCCATCGGCGTGCCCACCGCAGGCCGCTGGCTGCTGGTCTCCCCGGACACCTACGGCCTGCTCCTGAAGAGCCCCGAGTTCATCAAGGCTTCCGACCTGGGCGACGCGGTCGTTCAGGCCGGCGCTGTGGGCAAGATCGCAGGCTACACCGTGTTCGAGGATTCCACCCTGGGCGAGAATGTGGAGTATGTGGCCGGTCATCCCAACTGGTTCGCCGTCATCGATGAGTGGGCCGTTCCCGTCCACCTGCAGGATCTCTCCGGCTCTGGCGATTTCATCGGCGCATCTGCCGTGCAGGGCCGCAAAGTCTACGCCTACAAGGTCACCAAGGGCCAGACCATTCTTGTTAAGAAGAAGGTCGCAGCATAAGGAGGCCCCCATGCTTTACTGCACCTACGACCAGTATCAGACAGCGGGCGGCACGCTGGACGAGGCCGCATTCACGCCGCTGTGCTTCCGGGCCTCGAAGCTCATTGACCGGGCCACCTTTGGCCGGGCCGAAGCCCACACCAAAGGCTGCGCCGACTGTGCCGAAGCTCTGGCCATGGCCTGTGCGTCCATCGTGCAGAGCCTTGAACGGGCCGAAGCGGCACGCGCTGCCACCGGCTATGCGCCGGGCGTGACCAGCGTCAACAACGACGGCTTTGCCGTGACGTTCTCCGACGGAGCACTGGCCGAAAAGCAGGCCACCGAAGCGCACAGCATTCTTTCCGGCTGCCTGGGGCACGACCCCCACGGCCTGCTGTATCGGGGGTGTTTCTGATGCAGTGCAGCGTTACCGTTGTGAACCTCATCCACGACACCGCCACCGAGACTGACCGGCCTGTCTGCCACGTCATCCCCGGGAGCAGCTGGCGGGAGAAGCTGGACACCTCCGGCGGCGACCCCCAGCGGACGGTGCACATCCGGCTACCCCCTGCGGCGGGCTACCTGCCCTATTTCCAGTGGGCAAAGCTCCCGCCCGGGGAAAAGGCAGCACACTGGACGCTCAAGCGGGGCGGCAAGCTCATCTGCGGCGCTGTCCGCAGCCTGACCGAGGCCGAGTATGCCGCCCTCGAGAAAACGCACATCTGCTGCACGGTGGCG